TTGGGATTCATATCTTCTCCTATACAATCCAACTTAAATCAGTCTTAGGGAGTTCCTTTCCCCAGACACTATCATTGCCAGTAAATACTACATCTGTTACAGCTAAGTACCTAAAAGCATCGCTGGCGTGAGAAGTCCAGTCGTGGACTGGTCTCTGACTCCAGATTTTCTTCTTATCATCATAGCTGCTTCTATATTGAAGCAACGCTTCTAATCCCTTCTTAGTGTTTTCTGCATCGAACCAACACTTATTAAGGTAGGTTCTAGTAGTATCAATACCATCCATTACCTTTAATTTTGGTGCTACTTGAAAGTCAATGCCTAAGTCGTAAGCTAAATCCCTACGAGACTTTCCGGTACTAAACTCCCTTACGACTATATCATGTGGTGCAATATGAGCACCATAATGATAACCTTTTCTATTTAGTACATCTATATAATGAGGTAAACCTTCGTTTGAGTTCTCATAATAGTCTATAACATGTACTGCTTTACCTACAAACTGACAGAACCAAATTGAGGTTGCGTCAGATACCCCTAAATCCCAGGCTGTTACTACCTGTTTAGCAGGGTCGTAAGGTACTTTGCCAACACGGTCTTCATCATAAGCCGCTTCAATCTCCTTAGCGTAATACGCACCCCTAAGAGCAGCCGACCAAGAGCATTCATACTCCTGTTCAAACTCAGTCTCAGCCATGTCTTGCTTTGCAAGCTCCAATTCTTCATCATCTAATATCCCTGTTTCACTCGCCTTATATAAGAATCTAGCCCATCCCTTCTTCTCTGGTGCTGAGTGGTATAAATCGTAAAAATCATTCTTTCCCTTTGGTGTACCAATAAATATGGCATACCCCTTTCTATCTGAAAGTGCGGGCCTTACTACCTCAGAGAACATCTTTGGGTTCATCTGAGCAAATTCATCAAGCACGACTCCGTCTAAATAAATTCCCCTGAGAGTGTCATAATTGTCTGCCCCATATAGTTGTATTCTAGCTCCAAGGAAGTCAGCTCTTAGCTCGGCCTCATTGAACTTAATATCAGGAAATACAGCACATAGCCGCTTTAATTCATCCCAAGCAACTGTCTTAGCTTGCTTAAATAGTGGTGCTATATAAGCATACCTAGGTGCTCTCTTACCATCTCCTATATCTTGTACAGCAGACTTAATTAACTCGTTGACCGCAAATACAGTCTTCCCAAACCTGCGGTGGCATACTACAACATTGAATCTATCTAAGTGAGTATGTAAATGTCTTTGTAATTCCCTAGGTGTATAGGGAATTATTATAGGTTTTCTCTCCTCTTCCACAGTCTAGTGTACCTTATCGTCTTTATCCCTTAGAATCTGGTTAGCATCTGCAATATCTGTTTCGTTTGCGGCCCACTGAATATCAAATTGTCTATCTTCTACCACAACATGATGTTTAGGACTCCATCCGGCCTGCGTCTTTAACCAGAAGGTAGTCATACTAGGAGATTCACCAGAAACTGCCATTTCATAAGCAACTCCGGCAACCCTTGCGGTACGCTTCTCTTTACCAACTAGTAAATTATGTGAAAAATATTTAGTTAGAGTAGCATTAGAAATACCCATAATTTTAGCAATAGTATGTTGGTCCAAACCTATACATACCATCTCTTCTACTTTAGAATAGTCATCACTCGTTGGTTTATAAGTCTGTCCTCGTTTGATTCTTGACTTTTTACCACCAGCTTTCTTAGATTCTGCTGAGAGACCACCTGTAGGTCTACCTAACTTACGCTCAATCTTAATTACAGCATCTGCTGGTACTATACCTTTGGCAGAAGCTACTGCATACCGTAACTCTTCTTCTAATTCTTCTTCTATTGCTCTGATTTCTTTCTCAGAGTCTATATTAATTTTACCTTTATGTGCCATATATATATTATACCATAAAATAAATTAGATTGTTCCACTATTCCTAGAATATATACAAAGTATTTACAATTTTAGTTTATATATACTATTAGTTATTCATTACATGTTTACTTTGTAGGTCATTCTAGGTTATAGAGCATTTACATGTGTACTAACTGGAAACTCCTAAGTAGTATTATACCATAGAAACAGTAGTAGATATATTATTATGCCCGAATTTCTTAGAAATAACTGTGTAACTATGAAAGAGTTTGAAAAAATAATAATTTTACATGTGGGTTCATTCGGCTCTGGGGGAAAAAAATAAAAACAGGTGGGGGCCCTCACACTTTCTCGGCTTTTCATGGATGGTGCGGGCCTTAACATACATGGTTCATTCTGGCCCTTAATCATGGATGGTGCATGGATGGTAACTTTGAATTATTCAGGCTCACATATTGCATGGATTGTTAGGTAATTACATTGTAATAACATTGACACTCATAGTTTTATTATGGGCCCATTGAAAATAAACATGGATATTTAGTTGACATTCATAGAAATATCATTAAGATTAGCATTACTGGAATTGACCAGCATATAAATAAAGAGTACAAAATGCAAACACAAGATAATAAAGAGGGAATGTATGAGGGCGTTATAGCCTGTTACCTAGACGAAAGAATAGACAGTGAGGAATTTTGGGAAGTTATAGACAATCGTATTTATGCAGAGCATGAAACAGTTATTGACTTCATTGAACTTGTAACTATTGATAGTGGTTATATTTATGCCTGGTTAGAACCAGACCAGGCCAATGAGTTAATTGTATCTTGCCCAACTCTTAAAGAGCATTTAATCCGTAAAGGCTTTGATGTTTCCAGTGAAGTTGACGTATATACTGATAGCAAAGGAAACAGAGTTTCTGTTAACTTTCACCAGGACTGTAACACTAGAATATAACCTAACCAGCCCAGCCCTACTAACCCCCTTAACTGGGGGTTTTTAGGTGAAAGAAGTACAATTTTAATAACTACATGAGGTAATACAATGGAAATACAAATAATAACTAAAGAAGATGTCAAGGATATGATTTTAGCAGCATTAAGTGAGGAAATTAAGCCCACGCTTTGGTGCGAAAATAACAGTGTAAGAATGGACATCAAGGACTTGCAAGAGCAAGTATTAATTATTAAATCTAATGTTAATCAACTTAAAAAAATAACAGGCTGGTCATCCGGTTATGATGACTATGGTTATGACATTGATAAATCATTGATAAAACGTGTTAATGATTTTGACGCTAAGATTAAAATACTTAATGATAGTATTTGTAAGATTGACACTATTGAAGTATTAGAAAAGAAACTTCAAGTAATTAATAAGCCTAAAGACTGGTAAATATAACCCTAACCCTACTAAGGCCCTTAACTGGGCCTTTTTAGGTAATACAACTATGAGGTTTAACATGTACAAAATAGACAATGCAAAAATTGCCCAGCATGGGCTTAAAAACCCAGACGGCCTGATTAGTATTATTAGGTTTACTTTACTCTCTATTCAACAGCCCTTGAGTTCATGTGATAGCATGATAAGTGATGTTGAAAGCGTGGGTTTAGGTTCAAGGTTTTTAAACGCTGGTAATCATGTTACAAAGCGTGATGGCCTAACCTATGCAATAGCCCATAAAAAACAGTTATTCAGGGACTTAAAAGCATACGCCCAAAATGGCCTTGATGATGTAGAAAATATCAGTAACGCTTTATATTGTGTTTACCAGATACCCCACATTGGCATGGTGAAAGCCGGCTTTATTTTACAGATGTTGGGCTTTGATGTTGCATGTATTGATAGCCATAATTTAGAGCGTCTGGGCTGGAAACAATCTCAAGTATCACTTGCTAAGGGCCTTAAGTATGAAACGAAAATAAAGAAAATTAAGGCTTATATTTCAATGACTCAAGAAAAAGGAACGGCCTACTGGTGGAATAGTTGGTGTCATTATGTTGCTGGAAATATTGGCAATAGAAAATTGACTACAGGCCAGCAAGTGAGCCAATTTCACGTTAGGTGTGTTATTAGGTAAGGCCTAGCCCTTGCTTACCTAATAATAGTCCCTACAATCGAAGATTTGGGCCCTTGTTTACAGGGTTTGACCTGTTTTAGCAATTATTTTTGATTTATTTTCATTTTAGGCCTTGACAGATTATTATTAATCGTGCTAAAATACTTACCAGAAATTAAGAAAAATAACAATAATAATAAAGGATGGTGAAAAATGAAAGAAAAAACAAATACTTACATGAATTGGAATAATAAAGAAATTGAACTTAACAAGGATGGATTCATTAAAAAATGGACTGACCATGTACAGGACCTACATGGATTAAAGAGTTGGCGTGATATTGACGGAACTGAAAAAATGTATAATGCTATTATGGACCAGGTAAGAGAGTTGGCTGGACATACTTTTGATTTAAAGGCTGATGATGTACATATTTATTATGGCATGGATGGTGTTGAAAGCCATAGAATTGGAAAAGAATATATAATTAAAAATGGTGAGTTAGTCCAGCACCAATATGGAAAGGAGGTAATAAAGTGATTATTAAAAATAATAAAAGAGTAAGGTCTGTAAAGCAATACAGAAAGGATGTACAGAAAGAAGTGTATGATATGTATAGACCAATTATTGATTTGGTTTACAAATTATATTGTGTACCCTCACAAGCAGATGATACTATGAAAGAAATTAAGGTATTATTAAAAGAAATTGGTCATGTAGATACAATAAATTTAAAGGAGGAAAAATAATGTTTAGAGAAATATTTAATTTAGAGGTTTATGGTAGCAGTAATTGCTGCCATGAGCCAATTTATACACCAGATACAGATGGGATAGGGCTCTGCTCATACTGTGGTGAGTGGGCCGAATTTGAAATAATGGA